AAGCTGACGCCCCGACACTGGAGTTCACCCTGAACTATGTGCCGTCGGTGTTCGAAACCTCGGCTTTTGGTACCAGCCGTGGTAACGGTTCGTCCTACTCCTTCCAGTTCTCGATCCTGAACGCCAAGCCTGCTGCCTACACGACAGCTGTTGGTGCTGGTGGTCTGGGTTCGGTTGGTAATACGAACTTCTACTGGCTCGGTAAGGTTGAGTCGCTGCTGGTCACTCCGCAGCTGACTGATGCCAACCAGGCCACGCTGACTCTGTCGGCTCAATCGGCGTTCTATGGCCCGTCCACAGTGACGTAATCCAATGGGTGATCCGGACAATAATCCGGGTCCTCCTGGGGACGCTAAAGCAGTGTCCCTCCTTTGGGTGATAATATTAATATACCATTATTAGTATTATCTAGAATGTATAATTATGCATTTGTACATTGTAGTTAATATTAGTAATGGTTAGACAAAAGAAGTAACATGACTACTGATAACCCTCCGTTCAGTAAAGCATTTGTTCTCAAGACGACAACTCGTCACATGAGACGTGCTTGTGACATTAGTATCGGAAAGACCTTTGATCGTTTGAAGGACTTTGATAAGAATAGTGAAGCTGGTCAAGAGATCCTTGAAACGCTTGATGTTCTGCATCGTCTTCGTCAAATGGTTGATGATTTCCAAAAGAATAACAAAACCCTGTTTACAGATAAGAAGTAAGGAAAATATAAAATGAAGCATCTCGTTGGTAAAGTCCCCACTCAAGAAGTCGTGTTCTGCGGCCATAAGATTAACATCAAGAAGCTGTCGGTCACGCAAGTGTTCGAAATCCAGCGCCGTTCCAAAGAATCGCATGAGGCTGGTGAGAATGAAGAAGCTGGTATGGACATGCTCCAATATGTGATTGGTTGTGCCGTTGATGGTGCTGATGCCCTCACGAAAGAAGAATTCCGTAGTTTCCCCGTTGATGAACTGTCGGCCCTGTCTGACAAGATTCTCAAATTCTCCGGCCTGGGAAACGCGACGCCGAAGTAATCCTTGATGCTGAGCTGACTGAAATTTATGAGTTAGCTGAGCGTAGAGGGCTTATGGTGTGCGACATCATGGAGCGCATGCCATATGAGGAAATGCTTGGGTGGTTTGCATACTACAAAATGCGACCACACGGGTGGAGAGAAGATCATAGAACAGCAATCGCTATGAGTGTTCACAGCGATAAAATCAAGCCTGAGAAGCTATTCCCAAGTCTTGCTGCTCTTAAGAAGCAGGATGATGAGAAGAGTGATCAAATCAGGTTGGCTGAGAGTCTTAAGAGTTCTGGTCTACTTGCTAAACTGCAAGGAATTGCGGTTCAAAATGGAGTGGAGTGGAAAGTCGATGATAAAATTTGAGGTGAAAGGTCTTGATAGGTTTCAGGACCGGCTGATTCGTGAATTGAATACGAAAGCCAATATCAAGATTAAAACCAAAATGGATCATCTGTTGGATGCTCTAATTATTAATACCCCAATCGACACGGGGTATGCGAGAAGTAGATGGAAGTATGATACTGAGCAGGTCTTTAGATTGTCCTTCTCATTTGCGAACCCCGCGTTCGTCAAGTTTATTGACACTCGGCAAGTAGTCGTTAATGATGCCCCTTATATTCAATATTTGAATGAGGGATGGTCTAAACAAGCGCCGCCTCGCTATATAGAGCAAACAATGCTTCAACACGGCTTCAAGCCTGTTCGATTGATCTAATCACATCTGCCCCTCGATGGTAGTATCCCTCTCAATGAGTGGGTTACGCTATTGCAGGGGCATTTTAATTAAAGGAGAGTTTATATGTCCGACCAAACAGGCGACGTACAACTAAAAGTCACATCGGACTCCTCCCAAGCACAAGCAGACCTCAAGAAATTAAGTGCCTCAGTCGGTCAGATTGAGAAAACTACAAGCGATGCCAGTAAGAATTTGATTTCTCTGGCTCGTGGAGTGACCGCTGCTTTTGCCGCTTTTGGTGCCATCAATGCACTGAATAAGGCGTCCGATGCGATGCTTAACATCGAGAACCAGCTTGCCCTGGTTACCGGTCGCACCAATGATCTGATTTACGCACAGGATCAATTGGTTCGTATTTCTATGCGTACACGTAGCACGATGGCAGGTTCTGCCTCGGTGTATACAACATTTGCCAAGTCGCTTGATAAAACGACTGCCTCGATGGATGATCTGCTGGAAGTCACTGAGACCCTCCAGAAAGCCATTGCCATCAGTGGTTCTTCCGCTGAATCGGCACAGGCTGCCCTTATTCAGTTGGGTCAGGGCCTGCAGTCCGGTACGCTTCGTGGTGAAGAACTGAATTCTGTGCTTGAGCAAACACCTCGTGTTGCTAAAGCTATTGCTGAAGGCCTCGGACTTACTGTTGGCCAGATGCGTAACTTGGCCGTGGAGGGTGGACTGACAGCCGATCGCGTCTTTACTGCACTCCGCAGTCAGACTGGTAAGCTGAATAAAGAGTTCGCAACTCTTGCACCCACATTCCAACAAGGCTCTAAAGCGTTGACTGATGCAAGTCAGCGATTCCTGTCTGAGTTGAGTACTGGTCTAGGTATCTCCAGCTCTATTGGTAGTATCCTCTTTAAATCAGCTAATTTTGTCAATGAAAAATCTAAGACAATTGCATCTGATAGTTTCCTGTTCGCAAGCAAGATTCGTGAGAGTTTGAATGATGCACTCCGTATTGGTCGTGCCTTCGGTGAAGTGTTTGAAGCCATTGGTGTTCAAGCCAGCCGAGCCATGCCTTACATCCAAGGTTTCGGCCTGGGTGTGATCCGTAGTCTGCTGAACATGACTGAGGCATTTGACGCCAAATACAATATTGGTATCTACAATGCCATTAAGTCCACTAAATTGTTCTTCCGAGAACTTGAGGCTCATGGTGGTTTCGATAAATACCTTGGTATTAATCGTATTGGAACTGGCGTCGCAGCTGCTTTCCGAGCTAAAGATGTTAATGAGTTTGTGCTTCGAATGCATGACCTCTCTGACATCATTAAGGATAAGGCATTTCTTGAGCTAATCAACCCAACGACTCGTCGTACATTCTTCACTAAACTGTTGGATGAGACTCCCATGATCCGTTCCTGGGGTGTTCAGATCAAACAATGGGCCATTAACCTTGGTGTTATGGAAGGCCATTTGTTCACCATCGGTAACATTCGAATGGATAAGTTCAAGGGCGCCCTGGATGCAGTCACTTCTTCGATGGGTGCTCTATTCAGTTACAGCATCATGCCTCGTCTACAGCCGTTCCTAGTTAAAGCGCGATACGCACTTTTTACTATTGGTCAGCTATTTGCTGAAGGTGGTGAGAACATGGGTGGTGTGCGTGGTAATATGATCCGCGCATTTGGTCAGATGATGGAACGTACATTTGCCTTCGCCCCAGATGTTGTTGTGAAAGCAGCACAGGCATGGGATAACGGAGTCAACTGGTTCTTTACTCTAGTCTTCGGCAATCTTAAGAAAGCAATTGTCGGTATTGGCCCAGCCATCGCAACGGCTTTCATGGCAGGTCTCGGTGCACTCAAGGGTAGTGCTGTTCTGTTTAAGCCCCTTGAGGATATGCTCAATGTGTGGCGGAATATGGTTGATGGAGTTGTGGTCTATACCAAGAAGCTCCAGCCTGTTATTGACTGGATCTTGGACTTCTGCCGTAAAGTTGCTCGGGCATTCTACGATGTTTGGGACAAAGTGGTTGGCCACAGCTACTGGCCCGATCTGGTCGAGGGAGTGATCTCCTGGGCTAATAAGATGGTGAATGTCACAGGCAGCATCATTGGCAAGTTCGTGGCTATGGTCAAGAATGCATTCAAGAACCTCATGTCCAGCCTTCGTAGCTTGGATGTGGGCAACATGAACTTTGTTGAATTGTTCCTTGGATGGGCTGCTGCACTGATGGCAGTTACTGGTGTTGTGCAAGTTGTGAATAACCTCATGCGTGCTCTGGCTGGTAACGCTAAGACAGCAGGAGCAGCATTTGGTGTCATCGGCACAATCCTGTTCCCTCTCTATGAGCGGTTCATGGCATTTGGCCTTGTGGCAGCTGGTATTGTTAGCCTTGCAGGTACTATTGTGCTGGTGTTCAAGGCAGTTGAGAAGGTGTTCCCGAATCTCGCAGCTTCTGTGGAGAAGACATTTGATCGGATGACTAATTCGTTCCGGAAGTTCACTCAGTTCGTTCTGAATGGATTCCAGAAGAGCACCTGGGATAAGGTCTCTGATACTCTGTTCAGTATCGATGGTACTAACATCAAGCAATTGATCACTACCATCACAACTGCTCAGAGTAAGATGCGTGCTGAGTTCATGAAGAATGTCGGTGCAACCTCTGAATGGTCTGATGCTCTCGGTCTGTTGTATGTCAAACTTGGTCTGGCTCTGTCCTCCAAGCTTGGTTACAGCAATCCGATCTCTAAGATGTTTGCTGATACAGTGGATATGAGTCATCTGGCAATTGGCGCAATCCTCTCCTGGTCCGATGTGTTCAACATCATCCTGGGTAAGGTCAAGGCTTTCGGTTCATCTGTCACACGTGTCTTCTATGATATGTGGGATAAAATTGTCGGACACAGCTACTGGCCTGACATGATCATTGGTGTTGCCCAGTGGACTGAAAAGCTACAACCCGTTGCTGATAAGATTGTGAAATTTGGTGCCTTTGTAACTAAAGCCTTCAAGGCCGCATGGGCAGATATCACAAACTCTAATCTGTGGAAATCTCTTGAAGATATCGCAGATAACATTGGTCTTGATAAGGCTGCTGACAAGTTCAAGAAGTTTGGTGAACATGTCAAATCTGCAATGCAGACAGCTGCCAAATACATCAAGGATCAGAACCTGACAAGCTTCCAGATGAAAGATGTCAAGGCAAAGGTCAATCCTGTTAAGGATATGATCGCTAACATCTCCACTGAGGAGGTCGCACGTCTTGCTCGTATCCTAGCTCTTGGTATCGCTGGAGCAATCTATTTCAGCTTTGCAAGTTTGCCGGTTCAGCTGGCCATGCTTAATTATCTAGCTCGTGGTGTTGGTGAAGCCGTCATTGGTGGCATCAATGCTTTGACAGGTGGCAAAGTCGGTGCAACACTTGGTCGTGAGATCGGTGCTGCTCTGGGTGACGCAGCCGGTATGTTCTTCAGGACATTTGCCGCTGGTATCCCTGGGATGATCAATTCGTTGTTTGTCACAGCTGAATCTTTTGGTAAAGCATTCCTGAACCAGTTTGGTCTTCTTGGTAAGGCGATTCGTAGTCTCGCCAATATTGCCACTGGTGGTATGGGTGATGGTCTACTGGGTGCTATCCTGTTCGGTGCGTCCTCCAAAGCGCTCCTGGGTAAGGATAATGGCGTCAATAAGATGATCGATGGCTTCATGAAAGGTATTGATACTATCCAGAAGGGTGCAATCAATGCAGCCAGCCATATCGGTAAAAAGACTGGCGGTGGTACTGATAAGGATGGGAAGACAACTCCTGGCACAACCATGCTTGAGCGTGTTATGACGGGTGACCGTGGTAAGATCGCCCTGGCTGGTGTGGCAGCAATCCTGTCTGCATTTACTGATGAAGTGAATATCGTTCAAGGTACTCTCCTTGGTGCTCCTCTGATTGTCACAGCTCTGCTGGGTACAGATGTCACTGGTAAGATTGTTCTTGATGTTGTTAAGAAAGTTGCTCTCAGTGCATTGACCTGGTTGAAGAACTACTTTGATAAAGTCTCCGCTGGTGAATCAGTGCTGTCAAAGATGCTTGGGGCTCAGCGTGGTGCTGATGCAGCTACTGCTCTAGGTGGTATGACCGATAGGATCAAATCCTTTGTGGGTAAGTCGTTCGATATCTTCAACCGTGTCTCTGAAGATGAACGCAAGAAGGCATTCATGGGTGGCAAGATGACCTTGAAGGAATACTTCATGGGTACAGCCATCCAGACTGGTGACTTCAGCAAGCTCGGTAAGAAGGGTGTTATTGGAGAAGATGGCCAGATGGATATGTTCGGCGAGTCCTTCACTGAAAAGATGAAGACAGTTCGTATGCGTCCTCAGGTACAGTCTGAATTGGACTTCGGGTCTGATCAAGCCAAGGCCACAGCCACTCGTGTCAGCACGATTGGTGCCTCGGTTCGGTCGTTCTTCAAGAACCTGTTCTGGGGTAAGCAGTCCCAGGCCGAGGTGGTTGCCGATGCAGCAGCCACGGCTGGAGCTGCCGCAGCCGCAGCAGAAGGTGTCACTAACGCTGCAGCCGCTGGTGGTGGCTTCTTCAAGAAGTTCTTCTCTGAAAATGCTATGGGCGTGAAAATTGCGGCCATGGGCTCGTCAATTAATGGGTTCTTCACTGGTATGTCCACCAAGGCTGAGAATTTGGGTGGCCCCATGGGTGCAATCGGCAAGTTTGCATTCGGTAAAGCTGGATTCATTACAATCCTGCTGGCGGGTCTTGCTTTGTTTGCCGGTGCAGCTAATGCAGCTGAGACTGGTGTCAATAAGGCATCTGATAGCATGATTGATAAGTTTGCTGGCGTTGCCACGGCGGCGCTTGCAGTTGCTGCATCTATCGCTAGTATTGGTATCACGATTGCAAGCTTTATTGGTATTGATGCACTGATGGCTGGCATCTCTGCTATTGGCACTGCAATTGTTGGATTCTTCACAGGTAGTATCCTCGGCCCCATTATCGCTATTGGTGGCGCATTTGGCCTACTCTATACTCTGTTCTTCGGGGAAGGTGATTCGTTCACTGCCAAGTTGGATAGTGTGTTTGAGGGAATGAAGAAGAAACTCGCTGGATTGTCGGATGCTAAGATCTTCCGCTCGGCGGGTGCTAAGGAACTGGCTGGTATTCTTCCGAACCAAATTGCTGGTCATACTCAGATTGATTTTGAAGATAAGTTCAACAAAATTGATTTCAGTAAAATGACTGAAGATCAGAAAGCCTCCATCAAGAGGATGACTGAGCGTGTTGCTGACCTGTCTAAGAAGGCAAGGGAGCAGGAGCATGACACAGGTAGTATTGATTCCGGCACAATGATGGAACTGAATAAGTCCATCGAGATGCTGACACGGTCTATTGATCGTAATACTGCTGCTCGTCCTCGTGATCTGAAGGGCTTGAAGAATGGTCTTGATGATGCAATTGGTCTGGATGGCCATGTTCAACTGCCGACTCCTCGTGATCCTAACAAGGGCATTAAGGCACAGGCAGCTGAACAGGGTAAACCCATTGCATTTGTTGATGATGTGTTGAGTCTGCGAGGCCTCATTACTGGTGTCAACTACTTGGTTAAGAAGTTCACTAAGGATCCAACATCGTATCAAACAGATATGATCGGATATGTGAATGGTCAGAAGACTGATGTGGGTCAACTGTATCAGAATACTGACTTCACTAAGTATGGATACAAGTCCAATCCCATGTACAGTGGTGGTTCGCGCAGTGATGAATTCGCGAAACTTGGTCGTGACTCTCAGTTTAATGATCTGAAATCCATCTATGGTGACTTGACTCCTCAGCAACAGCAGGAGGCATCTGAGGCAATTGTTAAACTCACTAATGCTACGGCAGAGTTTAAGAAGGTAAGCGCAGGTAATTGGTTTGGCATCTGGGGTGATGAGTTCAAGAAGGCTGAGACTAATCTGGAGAAGGTTAGTGATGAGTACACTCAAGTTATCGAGAAGATTATCCAGGCAGGCGATCTGCAGAAACGCATTCGTTTGTATCAGGATGAGATCGGTAAGACAGCTGAAAGTCTGAAGAAGTACGGTATCAATAGCGATAAGCCAGTGATCCGTCTGATGGACTCCAGTGAGCTGCGTGACCTGAACATGAACTTGAAGGAACTGGATTCACTTCAGTTGCAACTCGATAAGAGTGCTGACTCTGGTGAAGCCAGTATGCCATTGCAGAAGAAGTTCAATGATCTTCTGGCAACAGTCAAGAATCAAGTTGAGAGTGCAGCTGCTAAACAGTCTCTGGCTGAAAGCCTGCAGAAGCTGATCAAAGATGCGGGTATGCAAATCGATATGAAGGATCTGGTGAACCTGGATTCCACCTCGTATCAACGTGCCCATGATCAATTGCAACAGCTCGGCATCGCAACTCAGGAACTTGCTAAGATCAAGCCTGAGGACGGTGTTGAGGCAATGGCAAAGGCTTATCAGAAAGTTACGAAGTTGAGTCGTGAAGTCGAAGAGACTATGCGGAGCACTCGTAGCAATATGATGAACCTGGTCAATGATGTTAACAAGGCAGGTAGCTCCACAAATGAGTTTGATCTGGCTGGCCTCAGTGCAAAAGACCAGGATAGACTCGATCGTCTTGCCGCAGCTAAGAACCGTAAGAGTGACCTCCTTAAGGGTATCGGTACTGATGGTAAGGTTGTTGAACTTCCGACAGCTGAGAAGCAAAGGCTTCAAGCTGAGATTGCTGATCTTGATCGCCAACGCGAAGAGCTTGTCAATAAAGGTAAGTACAAGACCGCCCTGGGTGGTATTGCTGACTTGTCGGCTCGCTCTGGTATCGGTATGTCTCCGGAGGATATGTTTGGCCAATTTGGTGGTGATCCCCGAGAGTACAATACTCTCATCACGGCCATGCAAGAAGTCGCAAAGATTCGTAAGAGTCTTGAGACTGCAGACCGTGCCGTCACACCTCTTGGTGATGTCATGTTTGGCGACCCCAAGAAGGTTGCTGGGCAAATCGCTGAACTAAAGTCTTGGCAGGAGCTTGTTGAGAATATCAAGATGACTCTGAGCCAGCGTTCGGGGGATGCAGCCAGTAAAGCCGGTATCGCATTTGATATGGAGAATATCCGTGACATTGCTCCGGATGCCGTCAAAGCGATTGATGATGCAACTGCAGATTTGATCCATTGGAGACGTGAGCGTGATAAACTTTCTAGTCGTAAGGGCAGTTTGCTGCCTGATGACATGAAGGAATTTGAACGTCTGTCGGCTCAAATCCGTAAGACAACTCATGATCTGAATGAGATGCTCAGTACTAACATCACAGCTAGGCTCTCGAAGCTCAACTCGATGTCTGGATCGAACATGTCGGTCAGCCGGTTACTTAACATCAGTGATGATGATCGTGAAGAACTGAACAGCTTGTACAAGCAATTGGATTTGCTGAATGAGCAACGCAGGGGTCTTGAGAAGACAAAGCCTGGTACATTTGAACTCATTAATCCGGAAGGATTGAGGAGGAATGTCAAACAGACTGAGGATGCTCAGAAACAAATTGCGGATATTACTGATGGTCGGATGAATAGTCTGATCAAACGTTCCGGAATTGATGTGAGCATGCGGTCCATTGGCTTCATGGATGAATCTACTCGCGAGACTGTCAAGGGCAATATGCTTGAGATGACTCGATTGAGTGATGATCTGAAGAAGGCCACTGATCAAGTTCAATTCGAAGGGTTCACTCCCGCCGTTGCTGAACGTATCCGTGGTATTACTGATCGTATGGATCAACTCAAGTCCTCCACCGAGGCTCTGAGTCTGGCATTCGGTAATGCTCTGAGTGATGTCTCCAATGCCCTGTCCAAAGCAGGGTATTCGATGGACAATGCTGTTCTGGGTAAGATGGGTCCTGAAAGACTCACCATGCTTCAGAATGCAAGTGCAAAGCTTGTTGAGCTCAACGCTGAACTTGCTGCTTCCAGTAAAGATGACATCAAGAATCGTCAACGTATTCTTGCCCTGCGTGATGCTGAAATCTATAAGATTGATCGTATCAACAAGGCTGAGGCTCGTAAGAACCAGCTGAACCAAGACTTCCAAGATGCCACCAAGACGTTCTTCCGGGACGCCATGACTGGTAAATTGAGTGACGCTTTCCATGGATTCATGGATAAGATCACTAACTCGATCCTTGATAACTTTGCTGATCAACTCAGTCAATATGTTGTTAAGGGCTTCGGTGTTGATCTCGGTAAAGCATTCGGTGATCTCTTCGGTACTGATATGTTCGGTACAGATACTCTCGGAACTGCTTCTAATCCCATGTGGGTCAAAGGCATCAGCGACTACGCCAATGGAGTATCCAAACCTAAGAATGTCAGTGATAACCTCAGTAAAATGTGGGGCGACTTCAAGAAGAAGGCCAATAGTGTTTGGGAATCGGTTAAGTCTGGATTCAGTGAGGCAGTGGATACAGTTAAGTCTGGATTCAGTGAAACATGGGATTCTGTTAAATCGAGTTTCGATGAAACTATTGGTAGTCTCGGCACATGGTGGGAAACCTTCAGTACAAGTCTGAGTGATACATGGGATTCAGTTCAATCTGGATTTGAGAGTATCTTCGGCAGTCTGGGTGGTTCTCTCAGCGAAATGCTTGGCGGACTTGGCGATGGTATGTCTAGCATCTTGTCTACTCTCAGTGACTCTCTGAGTTCTGTTATTGAAGGCTTGAGCTCGATGTTCTCTGGTGGAGGTGGTGGCCTAGGCTCCATGTTCAGCGGTGGTGGAGAAGGCGGTGGATTCGCAGGTATGGCAGGTAGCCTCGCTTCTTGGTGGGGTGGTCTGTCGTTTGACACTGGTGGTGTGGTTCCTGGTTCGCTGGGTCAGCCGCATCTTGCCATGGTCCATGCAGGCGAAACTATTCTTCCGACTCACAAGAAGGATCTGAGCGAATTCGGTTCGTCCAGTCAACAGTTCAGCATCAACGTAACAGGAGATGTCAGTCAACAAACACGCAAGGAAATTATGAATATGATCCCGCACATTGCGGCTGGGGTTAATAAGCATAACTACGAAAATGGTATGAGGAAATAAATATGGCTTATGGTGTCCTTAAAACATCTACAAATACAGGGTCTGATCGGGAGCTTGCTTACAAGTTCGCTGCCCCTCTTAAGGTTATCAGTAACCAACCCGTGTTCGGAGCGGATACCGTAAGTCTTCGGCGTGTGGTCACTTATCAACAAGTGCAGCGTTGGGAAATTGAAACCAATGTCGTTCCAACGAATGACAGTGGTGTGTTTCTCGCTCACAGCGTTTCAAATGGGTACCACACTCCGATTTACGTTCGGATGCCTCAGGTTTGGCGACCAGTCAAAACTTCACAGAATCTCAGCGTTAAGTTGGGATTCAATGCATCAGTGGGAGCGACTACAGTCCATCTCACTGGTGTTCCAGCAACAGGGCTTCCTGTTGGAGAATTTATTCAGTTTGAACCTGCAGGGAAGGTATACGTTGTGACTGACAGCGGTACAGGTGGCGGAACCGCAACCAAAATCTTCCCATCACTCGCAATTGCACATCTGGCAAACGATCCTGTTATTTACGGCGACCTAGTCACTATGAAGGCATGGATGGATTCCAGTGTGTCCTTGGGAATTACATACACAGACGGGATCCTCAGTGATCCTGGTACTATTCGTTTAATTGAGAAAATCTAATGCGCACACTAAGTTCTTCAGTGGCGACACTCTTGCAACAGGATAGCATTAGCTACTTCTATCTCGTTGATGTTGGTAATGGCGTCATGCGCCATGCCAGCATTAATCGGGACCTGGTTGTGGGCGGTGTCGCGTATTCCGGTAATAATACGCTTGTTATGGTGGATGCACCACGACTCAGCCCCGTCGTCGATAGGGAATCCTATAAGGTGACGTACCTTGACAATGATTACACATACAAACCTCTATTTGAGGCCGGATTCGTTGGAAAGCCATTCAAAGTTATGCTTGGCTTCTTCAACACAACTGGCTCCGTGCTTAACGGTGTCCAACCTGGTGAGCCACTACTGTCTACATCTGACATCATCGTGGCTTATGAGGGTTTCGTCGATACACAGACCTATGTGATTGGCGTAAACGATAAGGTTACTTTAACCATTGAGGGCGCAAGTCCGATGGGAAGCCTTGACTTAGTGAGATCAGTTCTCACAAGTAAAGATTACATGAATCAGATCGCACCTGGAGACACCTCCTTCGATCAGTTGTTTCTCGGTTCAGCTCCAATTCAGCTGCTCTGGGGTAAGAAGGAGTAAATCATGGGTGTTGAGACAGCAGCAGCAATTGGCACATTCATTGCTGATTACGGTGCTGCAATTGCAATGGCGGTGTCGGTTGGGTCAGCCCTGTACCAACGTCAACGCGCTAAGAAAATGCAAGCTCAGGCTGATGCTGCGGCAGATGCAGCTAAGGGCTTTCAGCTTGTAACAGAAGGTGAAATCCAGGCCATCCCAATTGCGTATGGTCGAAACAAACTTGGTGGTGTAAGGGTATACCATCGAGTTGCAAGCAATTATGCTTATGCGGCTCCAGCTGCAGGTGGCATCCTATTTCTGAGTTCAGGTGACCCGCGTGGTGGCACTGGTACTCAATTGACAGTTCACGCGACTTCTCTGAAGTTGTCTACTCCAATCTCGTCCACTACATTCACAAGTGAGTGGGGCTCTACTGTTCAACAGGCTTCAAATACAGCAATCATTCCAATTGGTGGTGGCGCAATCAATTTTGATTATGCAGCCAAACAGGCTAATTTGAATGTGGATATGTCTGCAGTCGGTCCGATTGGTGGTAATTGGAAAGTTGGAGATACAATCTATATCCTTCATGGTGCCATTCTTCCGCCTGAACAGCAAGCTCTTGCACAGTTTGGATTTGGGGACGCCCCTGAGGTTGAGCTCCCATACAAAGTTGTGTCATACACTGGCACCACTCTAGTTGTTGAATTCGATCAGGCCGTTGTCGCCAACTTCCAGGGTTCACTTAATCGTAATGAGGGTGGTAATGCGAATGAATTTCTGTTTATTCAGCAAGCCATTTGCTATGGTGGTGTGAATGACATCCTGGCTGTAGATATCGATGAGAAAGACTGGCGTGATAAGGAATTTGGCCAATCTGCTCGTATCCATGCATATCCAAATGGTGGTACTGCTGATCCGATGATGGTAGCTAATGATGCCAGTCGATCCAGCTCCCTGTTCCCAAGCATGGCTTATTCCAGTATGGTCTTCAAGATCAATCGGGATGAGCCTGAGTACAACAGTATTCCAGCATGTCAATTCTATGTCGAAGGCATGAAGATGTATGGCATCACTGGAAATCGTGGTGCTCGTGCTCTGACTTCGGTTAAGACCTACACTAACAATCCGGCGATGTGCCTGATGGACTATCTAACGAACCCTGTGTATGGTCGTGGTCTCTCCATCGCTAACATCGATCTTGATTCTTTCTATGATGCCTCGCTGATTTGCGATCGCATTGTGATGACGAATAAAGAGAAGAATGGTAAACTCTGGACTTTCAAGAGTGGTAACCGTGATATCAAACTTTATGAGTGTAACCTTACGATTGATACCTCCAAGCCTGTTCGTGAGAACGTTGAGACTATCCTTGAAACAATGGGTAACTCTGAGCTTGTTTGGTCTGGTGGTAAGTACAAGCTGAGCGTTAAATATCCAGTTGAATATCAGGGTGGTGCAACATATCAACTTGATGATGTTGTTCAATATCCTCCGGGTGCCTCCAGTTCTGTTGACCTCTATCGCTCCACGGTTGCGAACAATACATTTGTTCCAGGTGGTGGTGGATGGGCTCGCGATGTAGTATCAGCTTATCTTACGGATAAGGATATCATTCGCGACTCAGATGTCAGCATCAGTTATCCAAGTGCACAGAGTCGATTGAACTTTTGCACCGTTAAGTTCTTGGATGAGTCCATGGACTTTAAGGAGAACTCCACAAGCTGGCCTCCCAAGAACAGTTCTGTGTACACCACGTATCTTGCAGAAGATAATGGTATTCCGCTTGAACAAGAAACATTCCAGACAGGTGACACCACTGTCTATCATGCACAGGCCACAGCTGAGGAACGAGTTCGCTCCAGCCGAGGCAGTGTGGTATATAAATTCAGTGTTCCTGTTCAGTACTCAAACCTTGAGCCTGGTGATATTATCCGAGTGGATAGCGCAATCCTAGGTATTCTCGGTGAGTTGATGAAAATTGAGGAAGTGAAGATTGAGGAGACTGGTACAGCCAGTATTCAATGTGTTAAGTTTGATGCACGGCAACTTGCATGGAATGCTAAGGATGATGAGATTGTTCCCAATCGAGTTATCCTAGATACTGCAATTCAACAAGCCTCCAATCTGACTTTTCTGGATACAAGCAATCTGCAGGATCTTTCCAGCGGTCAATTGAATTGGACTGCCGCTCCTGATAGTCGAGTCAATAACTATATCATTCGTGGTACTAAGGAATTGATCTGGCAGATTGACAGTGAGACAGTTTGGTTTGATATCGGTAATACGAATGGAACCAGCTTTGATCTTCCGTCTTTGTCAGGTGGCATTTATGTTTTTGCAGTTGTTGCGCAAGCATCTGATGGCCGAACTGCACCTTTCCTAGATGCGCGAACAGGCAAACGTTGGCCCACAATCGATGTCCGAGTTCTGAAGTCTAATCCCATTGATGTGTTCCTAACCCGTAACCCGGTGATGGTTTCGTATGCAGCCAATGGAACTCCTGACTTTACCTACGCAAGTGGTACAATGATTCTAACAGATCGTGCCACTGAGAAGACAGAAACTGGTGAAGTGGTCTACAGCATTCAGAGTCAAACTGGATGCACATGCACAATCAGCAACATTGCCGGTACTCGTGGTAAGTTCACAGTC